GAAAGGGGCACCGGCACCGGCATGTTGATAAACCGTTTGTCATTGACGTAGGCGACCATGCGGTTTGTGCCGCCTGCGCCTGCGCCAATGCACCAGCGGCATTCACCGATGAACAGGTTTACGCCCTTTTGCTTTGCGATGTTATTCGCGAGCAGAAATTCCAAAATAGTTTTGTCCGCGCCAAGCGATACCTTCGTACTGGCAATATAGGCATAGTTGGCCGGATCAACCAAAATATGATTTGGCACGGCAGACTGGTCGTATTGCGCGGCAGCCCAGGCGTCCACAATCACCGTATTCACGTCATTCAGGATTTCGTCCGGCGTTTTCTGTTTCCAGAGCGTAGACGTAGATTCTCCGGTAGCTACCGATCCGGCTGTCACGCCGGGATGATTCAGCAGGCCCTGTGTGCCATACGCGGCCTGGCCCTGATAGGTATTGATGTCCAGGTACTTGTCCCAGTCCAACCGAATACCCGTATCATAAATTTGTTCCAGGCTCCGGCCCGTCACTTTGCCTCGTTCCATATCCACAAACTTTATTTTCATCGCGACCTCATACGGGAACACCTTGAACAGGTCTTTGTCCATATTAGCTTGAATGAGGCGCACATTGTTCTGCACGCCGCCTACCGCGTCCGCCTGGCCCCCGGACACGGCATAATCCACGTTCACTACAGATGTGGTTTCTACCCATCCGCCGCCGCTTTCAATCGGGATGTCACGCGGGTAGGTGGTCGAGGTGAGCGGTTCGCGGAGTGTCGGATCCAATTTTTCCAGCTCGCTCACTAAAAAAGCATTGCCGCCGGAAATCGCGGCGGCGTCCATCGTCAGCGACCGCATGCCGACCGCACGGGGAATGCCGGGCGCGCCGTCAAGTGTGTAGGTCTTTTTCATGTATTCGTATCCTCCTTATACGCTCTGCCGCGTCAAGATTGTTACTTCTGCGACGTTATTGGCGTCTTTGAGTGTAGCCCATTTGGCGTTGGTGAGTAGAATCGTATTCGTACCGTCGGCAGCCGCTTCAAACCCGCCGACAACCCCAGCGGGGATAGCCTCATTCGCGGCAATGCGGATATACACCGCGCCGCCGATCGTAGGCGTACCCACGTTCACGTTCACCGTCACGCCGCCGCGTTCAAGCACGTCGACCGGTTCCTGATCGGTGTAAAAGGCACGGTTCTGCGTCAGATACTGCGTAGCACCCTTGATACGCCGTACCGCTACCCCGGCGAACTGGTCCACCGTGTTAGCCGCACCGAATTTCTGCGTTGTGCCGTCGGTGTTTACGATGACGGGATCGCCGAAGTAGATATCATCGGTACCGGCTTTCAGAGGCCGCGTCCGGGTGATTTCGTCGCCCAGACGGGCGATTGTACCGGGGTATCCGTAATTAAAACTGATTCCTATTGCTTTACCAGGCATTATTTACCCTCCTTCGTGTTCATGTGCGGATTCCGCTTCGCGCAATTCTGCCCGAATGCGCCGGAATCATCGACTTTTGAGTCTGCTGTCTTTTTTCTCTTTAACAGTTCCGCGTAGGTGTCATAGGTAGGCGCTTGCTTTTGCATTGCGGCCCGCAGTTCCTTTGTCAGCGCGTCACTGGCTTTCTTACGCTCCGCCGCAGGAAGTCCGGCTATAATTGGTTTCACGGCGCGAATGGTAGCCAATACGGCCGCTTTGTCGATCGTTTTGGAATCGGTAGCCGTTGCCGATTTTTCAATGTCCTCCGGCGGGATGGTTACGCTCTCTTCGGGCGTTTCATCGGTAGTAGTCTCGTCCGGCTTGCCGTTGGTCATTTCTTCCTCCAGGGCCGATAACTCGTCCTTCACCTCCGGAGCTGCTTTCCCGGCTTTCAGTTCCGCAACATCGGCCTGCAGGGCTTTGATTGCGGCCAAGAGTTGCGCATTGAAGCTTTCTTCGCTTTGCTCGTTGTGCAGTTCTTCATCCTTTACCGGCGGGGCCTCTTCTTTCGATCCGCCTAACATCTCGTGCGCCGCCGCCAGTTCTTCCGGCTCGGCGTCCGTAGAGAAAGCTTTGAGAAGCCTCCCTATCAGGGTATTTTTGTCGATTTTTGGCACGTGTTTTCCTCCTCGTGTTTTTTGTTTTGGCGCTGAATCTCGTATCGCTACCTGGGGCCCAGCGCGTCCCCTTTCCACTATGGCTACGTGATTCCCGCATAGGCCAACCTGGTCATAGCCCTGCCCGTCATCACGAGGCGCGTAGTTGCAGTCATAACCGCAACTAACCTCGCGCTTGCCCGCTTCGATTTCAGATATGAGTATCGGATCCGTGATGATCAGATCCGCCAGCAGCATGTCAGCCTGATCGCCGCTGCCCCGATGAACGTTTTGCGCATGACCTTTGCCGTACGCAGCTATATTGTCGGGCCTGACATCCTGCGCGGGGTGGTCATCTGTAACCGGCTTCCCCTCAAAACTGGCGATAGTCCCGGGGGAGAATACTTCCCCCTCTGACCGGTATACCCGTACCATGCCCTCCCCCGGCACACCGATCTCGCGCGGCAGGTATTCCTGCCAGCCCGTCCGGGCGATGGGGACAGTATGACAGACTAAAAACCCTTCCGGCGTTTTGGTCATATTCGGGCTGAACCGGGTCCCGTAAAATGCGCGCAAATGCGCCGCCTCCTTTCAGGCATAAAAAGAACCGCTGTTAAGCGGCTACTCTTCTAAACTGTTCTTTACTCATCCGCACGATCCGGCCGCCGTAATGCACCTTGTGCGGCCAGGATACATCCGTAATATCAATCAGCGGTTCGGGATAGCACCGGCAGTTATAGATCTCCCCGGCGTTGTAGGCACCGGCATTTTTCTCCCCGGCCAGCATTTCGGGAGACGGGGGAGTGTCGAACCGGCATAACACGCCTTCCATGTGCCGATGGCTGCTCCTGACGCGCCCGTCCTGACTGGTGCGCCATACATACCACTCCAGCCCTAACCGATCAGACCGGGCTTGAATCAGCGCTGTATGTGCTTTCGACGCTTCTGTACGGGCGATGAGCGCCGATTTCTTGACTGACATGCGCGGGAATTTTTCCAATAGCTCCCGCGCAATCTGCTCCGGTCGTTTTCCTCCGGCAGCCTGCTCTTGAATGTACCGGGTAGCCTGGGCGGCTAGGTCAAACGGCATACTGCGAATGATCCCGGCGTTGCGGTCGATAAGCTCATACACCGTATTACCTACGGAGCCCTGCATTTCCCTGCGCAATGCCTCATATATCATTCGGCCCTGTGATCCGCCTTTTGCGGCTTCTCGCCAGGTCTGCGCTGTATCAAAAAAGGTCTGCGTGATCATCTTTTTAGCTGCGGCCAGGGCCAGGCGTTCAAAGCTGCCGGTACTTGCCAGGCGTTCCAACCGGCGTACCAGGTCCCAGGGATTCATCATATCCGGGTCCGCACCGATGATCTGCCAAGAGCGCTGGACGATCCGGCGTATGGCCCGGTCGTAATCGGATTCAATTTTGTGCTGCGCCTGCCATCCTTCCGGTTTCATAGCGTCGTCCTCCTGAAAATGGGCATAGAAAAACCGCCCTCAATAAGGACGGTTATTTCTTCCGCTGATTTATTTATAATATGCCTGGCAACCGGGACAAACCTGCTTTGCTTTCCCCCAGTCTGATACTTCGGGGACCGCGTCTTTTTTTAATTCGCCGTCACCGGCCATGATGATTTCCAGACACAGCCCTTCGGCGATTTCACGCGATAGCAGCGGGCATTCTATTCTTTTTTCGTTAGCCATCGTTTAATCACCTCTACCTTACTCTTTGCGCCCGAATCGAAATTAATTTCGGGCACTACTGAAATAAGCCTGCCCGATTCAAGTACATAGCTGAATCCGTCAGTAGCTAAATATGCGAATTTATCTTTCGACTGCTGCACCATCACCAGCGCGGTATCAACATAGTGTTGCGCGTCCTCTACGGTAATGCCCCTTAAATGTAGCCGTTCTTCGGCATGATTGCTTACCGTTTTAATCGTGACCGGCTTAGGCTCCATAACACGCTCGGACGGTTTAAGCAAGTCCTTATCTCTTAATTCTTTTTCAATATTTGAGTATATTATACTACTTTTTTCGGGCCCATTGCTACCTTTTTTGCGCGTTTCGCCGTTGCCGCTGCCAAATTTACCGTTTTTGTCTCGCGGATGCTCTTCCTCCCGGAAATCCGCGTCCGTCGTCAGTCCCGGATCAGACAGCTCAATGTCATCCATATCCGGCAACATTTCTCCCTGCTGCGTCGTGTCATCGGCCATTTCGATGTCCTCATCGGTGATGTTCGTCCACATGCCGGTATCTTCGGACATCTGGCGCAATTCTTTCAACAGGATCTTCTGACTGATTCCGCCGGCCAGGTATACATCCTTAGCTGCGGTTGTCCGCGAACTGGCAAGATCGGCGCTCTCTTTAGCATTCGGAGTACGTACCGGGTTAAAAATATAGTCCAGGTCATCAGGTATCGCGCCAAACTCGGACATAAACAGAACCGGCAATAATTTATCCAGGGGATCACGTAAATAGGATTCTTGTTTTTCGCTTATGCTCTCATCGTAATTTTGATTGTCGCTTTCCCCCGTAGCGTTGAGCCCGGCGGGGCTGCGGCCAAACAACTTCGTAACGGGCATTTCTGCTGCACCGGCCAGGTCTAACATGAAATTCTCATACACCTTGTCCAGCCCCGAAAAGGTGTACTGGAACGTTTCAAAGCTATCATTTTTACCAAGGAGCTGTGTACCCGTATTACTCATAAGCCAATTCTGCGCCCGAACAACGTTGTATATGTCTTGTATGGACTGCTCGTCCAACGTTGTAAAGATCTGCTGTAGATCCTCGATCTTCATTACTCGCAGATTTGCGTTAAACACGAGCGACGCGATATTCCAGCTCGTGTTGTCGCGCTTTTTCAGTTCATCGAAAACATGTTCAACTTCGGACGCGCCCCAGTACATTTCCTGCTGTTTTTCCCAAAAGGGAAGGTCACGGCCGGGGAATCGGACTAAACGGCTGTGGTGCACTTCTACGCCGCGGGAAATAGTCTCCGTGGAAATGATATACCGGTCCGGCAGGCCGAAATCCGGGTCGTTCAGATCGGTGACCAGCTCCGTAGAAAGAGGGGTAATACCGGACCAACGGTCTAATACCAGCAACCCTTTGAACGTGCCCGGCATAACGGTATCCAGGTCTAACGGCTCTGCCAGCATGTCGCCCTGCCCCTCAATGAGAAATACGCCGGCGGCCCCACCATACAGGCGGCCCCAGCGCAAGCCTTCGAGCAATCGTTTTTTTAACTGCGTCTTGCGGACAAGTGTATCAAAACGTTTCAAGGCGTCCGGCGGCATTTGACTTGTGATCCGAATCCAGTTTTTCAGCATGTCACCTGGAACAACATCGATAATGCGTCGGATGAGCCAGTGCGACCGATACAGGCTGTTCAGCAATTGCCAGTTTTGCGTCAATCGTGTTAGGGGGTACTCCGTAGCTTCCAGGAGGTTTGGCGTACCGAATCCCAGCCGCGCCGCCTGGTTGCGATAGGCGTCCTGTGTGCGCACCCGCTGCTGGGTGTCGATGGCCCTTTTTCGTTTTCTACTCATGCCGCTAACCTCCTGGCCGTAATGATCGTTTTTACCACATACCGGAGCGCGTCCGGTGCATGGTCATCTATTTTGACCGGCTTTTCTTTTCCGGTCTTTTCAATCGCTTTGTCATCCCACACGTAGGACAGAAGCTGCTTAACGAGCACAGGGCAATTCTCCTTGTGTATCCGGATCTTCCGCTGCGCCAGCATGGACGACACCATGCGTATGCCGTCGACGACTTCATTGTCGGCGTTAATAATTTCTTCGGTATCCCGCACCCGTAAATGCCGGGTGCGCAACTCCACTTTAAAACTGGCCGCGCTGGGGTCGATGATCAAGCATGACGGCGCTATGCCCACGGTTCCGATGAACTTTTCCATGTCGTCGGCGTACTGGGCGTCCGTTTTCTGCCGATAGCCGTTTTCCTCGGCCCGGCTGTCGTAGTAATATTCCTTCACAAACCAGAGCGTCCGGCCGTCGTCTATCACGTCCAGGAAAGCCGTGGCATTGGCT